TTCTGTCACGGAACCTAACCCCGCAGATATCAGCGGAACTCCTGTCGATTCTGTCGCAGGATGATTCCTTTGAGGCTGAGTATCTCTCTCGTATGCTTCTCTCGAAGTATACGGAGTTAGACTCAGCTTCTGCAAGGATTAGAGCGTCTCGTGCCATTGATAAATGGCTTCAAACCGAGTCGACTAATAATAGAACCAATAGTCGCGTGTTCAATCTTGGACACTCAACTGGAGACCTAATTCCGGGCGTTTCCATTCGGAAATTCCTTGATAAGGTCAGTTCTATTATCGCCACGATTCTACCGGATGTCCCTCGTCTTGATCTCTCCTTTGGAGGTTTCAGTGGAGGGGCATCTACCAGTAAGAAACGGGCGCAAGGCCATCCAGCCTTGAAGTTCCTTGACGCAGCTGACGCTACTCGACCGGCTTACTCGATGTGGTCTCTGTTATCAGAGAACACGCGATGGGCTGACCACTGGCGTGAGGTTGGTTTGGAACCCAACTTCGTCGAAGGTAACGTCCTATTCACTGTTCCTAAGAACTCTGAAATCGATCGTGTTGCTTGTAAAGAACCCGATCTTAACATGTTTCTGCAGCGCATGCTGGGAAAACAGATTCGATCCAGCCTGATGAAGGTTGGAGTAAATCTGAACGATCAGCGTGTTAATCAGAAACTCGCTCGAGAAGGGAGTATTTTCAATCGTCTTATGACTATTGATCTCTCTTCTGCTAGTGACTCTGTCACTACCGAACTCGTTAGAAGGCTTATGCCTCCTGCTTGGTTCCATGCGATGAATTGTGTCCGTTCGCCATTAACATTCGTTAATGATGAGTGGCATATCAATTCAATGTTCTCCTCAATGGGAAATGGCTTCACTTTTGAGTTGGAGAGCTTGCTCTTCTACTCTATAACGAGAGCCGTATCCTACTTTACAGGAGTCAGAGGTCGTGTGTCTGTGTATGGAGACGATATAATCGCTCCAGCTGAAATCAGTGATGAACTGATTTCGGCCCTGTGCTTTTGCGGGTTTTCTGTGAACGAGTCTAAGTCCTTTGTGGACGGACCCTTTCGCGAATCTTGCGGTAAGCACTGGTACGCTGGTCGTGATGTTTCCCCAATATTCTTGAGGAAGCCTATCCGGACCGTTAGTGATTTGATCCTCTTTCTCAACCAGCTCACTTCGTGGGCTAGTCGAGATCTCGGCGTTGTAGATCCTAGGTATGAAGGGTTTCTCCTTAAGTGGAGAGTCTTTATTCCGACAGATCTCTATGGTGGTCAGGATGTTACATCCCGGTCATCACTTGTAACCGGCCATCGGGCTCGATTCGAGCTTTACTGGCCACAGGAAATCATTCCACATTCACATGTGGGCGGACTCCTGTTTTGGTTATTCGTTGCCGATATGCGAGGAGTCAATACCACTTTTGACACCGACGGGTCTAAGCCTCCGCGCTTTGCGCGTAAGCGAAGATCACGGAGCAGTGGGTTTGACTTGCCCATATTCCTGTCGGAATATGGCGGATAAAGTCAAGGCCCTCTATCGCTTGATAGAGTGCCCCTACC